CATAGCCGCCTGTTCCTCCTCAGAGGGCTTACCATGCCCCTTTGGGGATAGAAGCTGGTAGATTCGTTCTTTGAACTTCTCTGACCATGGCTCCTCCCCCATATACACGGACACGTGCTTAGAGAACTCGGCTATGCTATAGGGGCTCGCCTTAACGACCTCCTTAATCTCAGGCAGGGTCATTCTGCTTCTCTTTCTTAATCACCTGAATCAAGCCAATGAGACCTACTGCAAACGAAGCAATAGCCTCCCACAGTTCGGGTGATAGGGTTACGCCTATGGCACTTCCAATGGCAACAACGCCTTGGTACGTGCTAGGCTCAGTGAATCGTTCTTTTAACCAATTCCAAATCATAGTGATGGGTCTTTTGTTAATGATAAATACTGTTAGGTCAATGATAGGCACAATCTTACGCAGACTCAATACTCTTTTGGTGTTTAGCTGGGGCAGGGGCACTTCCTTCACCCTCTTTAGTTTAGCGTGATACTCGCTCCTGTTATCGAGGCTCACCGTCTTTATCTTTTTGCGACTAGAGTCCATGTACCCCCACCATTTGATAAAAATTCTAGCTTTTCTTTACCTTTATGGTCGCAATGTATAAACCTTTCATCAGGATAGTAACATATACGCATATAATCAGAAGCCCTGAGTTCGTCCAATAGCAGCTCTATGTTCTCACAAGTGTAGTCTACTGCACCTTTCCCCGTAAACGTATGCTCGCTCCCGCCATGTCTACCGCTTGCTATTTCCCATTCTAAGGCTCGATAACCTGAGTTGCCAGACACGTGTATAGGCACACCCATTTCGTGGCGTATAGGGTTAATTATGGGCTTGTGGTAGCGCTCTATCTTGTCCACGACATGAACGGGAACCGTGGTCATGTTCCTATCCACCAGGAACTGTTTAATGCTAAAATAATCGTAGTAGTGCATGATTCTTGCGACATTAGTTAATATATAAGCAATTAACGTATGATAAATCGTTCACATTATCAATACCCTATAAAAAAAAGAGGCAACCCATTTTATATGAGCCACCTCTTCTCCAAAATATCACCAAACCTTAACATTACTCTTAACAAGTTGTTATGTTTAGTTTAAGTATCGGAGCTTGCTCGCACCGAAAAAGAATAGGGGCTTTCACACTCCCTATTCATAAGGAATACTAATGAATGAACTAAAACAATGTGTCGATGATATATTTTAGTATGGGGTCTTTATCAAAAGGGCAGCGGTGCTTCTTGTCCCTCTGAGACAGGAGCCGTAGGAGCATCTTCCCGCTCCGCCACTTTTACTTCGCCCTCGGTATAAACTACTTTACCGTTGCCCAAATAAATTTTTGGGTTGCCAGCCTCTCGCTCTTCCTTGGATTGGCTCATTGCGATACTAGCATTGTTTCCAAATCTAGTTTCGTCATTTATAAAGACCGTTACGTTTGCGTACGTGCCTTTTTTCCCTACAACTAAGGATTCTTTCGGTATTTTGGTTACGTCAATAGACGCATTAATTATTGTCGCCATTTTTCTTATGTGTATGGTTATTTGTTTGAGTTGGTAATATAGTATAATCGTGAGTTCGTGTCAAGCATTAAATTTGTAGCCCTAACTCACTGTGATGGTGAAACTTAAAGCGGTCATGCGTAAGCTGACCTCTCCTGCTCTTCACCAGCTTCACAAAGACACTGTTGTAGGCGTGCGTATCTCCATCTCTCCACCCCTTCACCCTTTTCTCGTTCAGGGCATTTTCTAGCACTAAGGACTCTATCATGCTCGGTCTAAAGACGGAGGTCATACAGTGAGCCACATTTTTGATGACTTGCGCCCATTGTGCGTCCTTGTACTTAGGCTCTAAAGCCCACCCGCTCCTATTGTATTCGGATATGGTGACTTGGCTCGGAACCAGTACCAGCACGTTTAACTCTTTGGCTATTTGTTTCAGTATTTTAGTGACATAGTTAATCTCCAAGGTTCTCGAATCGTATTTACCTTGTGCGTATACCTCTTGAATGTAGTCAATCACCACAAAGTCAAGACCATATTCCATCTTAGCCAATCGGCACAATCGCTTTATTTCGTCTATGTCATCGGTTGAGTCTACGATGCGGACGTTATCAGCGTGTTCGACTGCGGTTATAGCGAGATGGGTAGCCGTGTTCACGTCATAATCCTCCATTTGGAACCATAGCCCCTGATACCCCTGTATAGCCAGCCTAGAGGCTAGGTACGAGGACAACTGAGTCTTTCCGTGCCCTGAGTCCGCTAGTATCACGTTTATGTCCCCTTTATGGAGCCCTACGTCCTTGTACAAGGCATCGTCTATGTCGGTGACACCGGTCAGTAGCTTCTCCTTCTTGGCTTTCTTCGCTTCTCGGTCAAATATCTCGCTCGGAGTCAGCGCATCTACGGGAGTCGCCTCGTCCAGTTCCCCGCTCAGCTTATCTATCTGCATCATGAGTTCGTCCATCGTAGTGGACGGGTTATGAGCGAGCTGGGTCGCCTGCGTCAATGACTTGGTCAGCTTTTTACGGTCAGCGGTATCTTTGAGGATGCGAGCATACCCCTTGATGTCCTGTTCTATGGCACGCTGATACATCTGCAACTCCAACAAGTACGCACTCGAATAATTCTCTAGCTTAGCGGATAGCGTGTCCTCATTGAACAGAATCCCCTGAGCGTGTTGCTCGCACGCCTCTAAATAGATGGGGTATAAATTAGGGAAGTGAGTGGCATCAGTAACGCTGAATATAAGGTCTCTATATTCTTTACTGGCTATGAGTGTACCCACCAACACCTCCTCTAAGTGTCGTTGGTCTAGTTGGCTCATAACAGTTCTAGGGCTTTACTGCGTCCGTATGCGGTGAGCGTGTAATTGGCAGGGTGATTGTCTGCGGTCATGATACCCGCCTGAATCAGGCTACATATCGTTGAAAAGGTCGTCCAATATATGTCGTGATGGTCTCTAACCATAAGGGGTTCTATGTCGGCATAGGTTGCCTGCCCCTTCTTATCTAATAACGTTAATATGCTCAGTTCGTTCTCAGTCATTTTTCTTCTCATTAGTTTTTCTTAAGTCTCGTTTAGTTACTGTTCCGTTTTTATTGAATGTGTGGATGACCCATCCTTTACGGTCGTACCACGTCATCGCAATAACACGAATATACCTACTAGCAAAGTTTTTCGCAAAGAGAATATACGATTTTTGCGAGGGGGGTCGGTTCGTCTTGATTTGTACGAGCCACACGTTTTTGCCGTCCATGGCTATGAGGTCGAACCCGTCAAAGGTTGGTTCACTGCAATCACAGTCCATGCGCCAGCACTTGGTACAAAGTCCAGCGAAAAGGTCTTTCGATTTTCGAAAGCGCCCTCCCAGTTCTACTTCATCGACTATCATTCCCTTGTCGTGAAAGAATTGAATGGCTTTAGTAACGGTTCTGCGTCCTTTTTGCTTGCTCATATCCTAAAGAAGCCCCCACCACCACTGATACGATGATGGCAGAGGCTATGATGGTACCCCAAAACATCCTTATTTAGTACGTTTGAAGTCGTCTGATTCGTCCTCACTAAAGATGCCTTCGGAGTAGAAGCCAGTGAGCTTGAGTACCGCACGAGACATCGCCCGCTTTTCCGCTGTTTCTACGGGATAATGAGGAAGGGCACCGCCCGCCTTCTTGGTTTTAATAGGACAGTTATAGTGATTAGCCGTACCAAACGATTCTACGGTAAAGATTTCACCGTTCTCATCGACCTTGGTAGCGATAGCCTTCACACAACAATTTTCTTGTCCCTCGGTTAGTTCGGGTACGACTTGGTACGTCACCTGAATCTTGTCATGAGCCATTATCTTTTCTACGCCCGTTCGGGTAATAATGACAAAGCCTTGGTACGGGTGCTTAAAGAAGTCGTTGCCCGTAAGGTTATAGCGCTGAGCTAGGTTTTTTAGTGTTTCTTGCTGGGTACTCATAGTAATGTAATGGTATTTGCGTTTGAGATTGATTCGTTTTGAGCAGTAGGATTCTCTTTCCACTCGCCTATACGGTAAAGTACTTTACCTAGTTCTTCGGTGGCTCGGTCTTGCGTTTCAGAGTCGATACCGTAGACCGCAGTATTATAAGGATATTCCTTTTCGATGGCAACAAAGTAAAAGTCATCCATAGGAACCCCCAGCACCTGACAATAGAAAGCAGCTTGTAAGTCATAGCGGTACTTCCAGAAGTCCGATTTGAAGGCACGTTCCGAAGCGTCTCGGCACGACTTCCAATCAATGATGGCTAGGCGCTCAGAATTGCGCTGTAAGAGCCTATCGGGACGCACTCGATACTTGAGTCCGTATAGGTCTTCCTCTTCGGTAAAAAAGGAATACTCGTCTAGTACGTCCGCTGGTTCGTACAGCTCCATCACCTTCTTGAGTCCTTGGTTGCTCATGCAAGAATCGTACATTTTTACGATGGTATCGTGGTCTTGCATCGAGATGACTTGTTCTCCTTGTTTAAGAGACTCCTCAAACTCTTGCTTAAACACTTTATAGTCCTTGGTCATAGTAGGAGCTGAGATGTCAGGTCTTCGCTCTAGGATGTCCGCTATAATGGCAGTGTCATCAAACACTTTAAACCGTTTGGTATAGGCTTCCTTATCCTCAAAGAACGTGTGCATCGCATCACCGAACAGGAGCGCCTGTGACGGTTGTATAGGTTGTAGCGCTTTGGCTATGGAGTGTTTCGCCACACTTTTCACGAAGGAACTACTGATGTAGTCTTTGTGAGAGTGGTACTGGTCATTAGGCATATCGTTATAGGTCTTCATGGTCGTGTACCTCCTGTGGAAAGTTATTAATAGATAGTATTGGTTCCTCTACCGCCATTAGAAACGCCTTAGCCTTAAATACAAGCTCTTGTAGGTCTTCTGACATCATGGTCTCTGGCATCTTGGTAAATTCGGTTGGGGTGTCCCCAGCCTCATAGTACACCTCGTGAAACGAGTATATCTTTTGTTTACCCGAATCATCGAGCATTAATCGGTAGTTCCATGTATTGGACATCCTGTATTCCTCCTGTGTTGGTTACGTGTTGGTTTTTTCGTGCGCTCATAAGGCACATTTCGAAGGCTCTTATATATGCCTCGGTGTATTTGTCGGGATTAGGAAGCGACCTGAGCCCAGCCAAGAACGCCTCCATAAATTCAATGTGATGTTTCATTACTTTACTCCCTTGTGGTGTACAGGTAATCTTCTTTCTTCGTGGTACAGGTACTCTAAAACAGCGTCCTGCGCCTCTTGCTCTAGCCTATTTATTAGCGTAAATACTAATGACACAAGCTCTTCTTCTGGGTCTTCAGAAATAAGTGCGGTTGATACGTATTCCTTAATGACGTTTATTTTGTATTCTTTCATTTGTTTTATCCTTTTAGTTTAAGATTGTGGATAGTAATCTACGAATAAGTATTGAACTTGCAAAATTATTTTTGTAGGTTGCAATAAATTCAGGAAAGAGTAGTGGACTTCCCTGAGTTTTCCATCTAAAACTTGAACCCTATTCCATGAAGTAGCCACTACCTACTGATTGGTCTAGGGTTTTTTTATTTACGCAATATGATACAAGTACCTAACCACACCCAGATACCCAACACGTTTATAGATGAGAGTATGGCACGCCTCACACACGCCCAGTTTAAGGTGCTTATAGCTATATGCCGAAAGACCATTGGGTGGCACAAACACTCGGACTATATAAGTATATCCCAAATAATGGAGTTGGCTAACGTCTCTAATAAGACCGCAGTAAACGCTTTGGTTCAGCTAGAGGGCATGGGCTACATCACCACTAAAAAGAGTAAAAGAACCACTACGCTTATAACTATAAACTATGGTGAGGCTAGTGTAACCAGTACACCACCTAGTGTAACTACTACACCACCTAGTGTAATGAGTACACAAGTTGCTAGTGTAATGAGTACACACACAAAAGAAATAGTTAAAGAAACCATATATAAAGATAGTAACAGCTCCATTCCTTCTTTGGATGAAGTGATAAAATACTTCGATGAAAATGGATATAATAAGGAACACGCTACTAAGATGTACCAATATTATAATGCTTCTGTTACTAGCAACAAGCAGAAGTATTGGAAGGATAGCAAGGGCAATCAAGTAAAGAACTGGAAGCAGAAGTGTATATCCGTTTGGTTTAAAGATGAAGGCAAGAAAGGGTCAGGTTCTGGTGCGGATGACGCATGGGCTAAGGACGGGTGGAAGCCAGCGGTGTTGTAGATTTCTTCGTAAAATTTCTACGTACCTCCAAAAGATTTCTACGTAGGCTATCTCAATAAATTTTTACGTACCATTAAAAGATTTCTACGTACCCTCCAATCTAAAAGACAGAGCCAATGTAATATGTGTATGATTTATGTGTGGGTTTACCCTTATTTAGACTCAATCTAAATTTCATCAGTAAAATTTTACTTGTGGAATTTATCCAAAAAGAGTTGTATCATTCGTTCAACCAATAACAAATAAGGAATACTATTATGAAAGTAACACACATAGACAATAGTGGTGGTGTTTGCATAGAACACAAAGGAATGAACATTTGGGTAGATGTTTGGGAAGAAGATGATGATATAAGAGTTGAATGGAACCAATATATCTTCTTTTTGGATAACCCAATAGACTTAGAAATTAAAGCGTTTCAAGAGAATTACGATAATGCTATTGAAGCGTTTGGATTAGCAACTGATTATTACATACAACACAAACAATAAAGGAATACTACTATGAAAACACTAAAGGTAATTGGAATTCAATACTTTGGCAATGCTACTAATGGAATGATTGGCTACAAATGTACGACCAACATAAAAGACCTATTCATTATGAATGGGGGTAATGGTGGTGCTACTTACGTGCAAGGTAATGAATCTAAGTATTACTCACATTTAAGTGAATTAGAACTAGAGCGATTAATAGATGAATTTGAGGGGGTGCATTACAATGGATAAAATAACAGAAGAAATGAGTGAGCAATACGCTAATTGGATATTAACGGAATGTTCTACACCTATTGATGAAATACAATACTTAGTAAGCGAAATACTGAGTAGTAAAGATGAACAAACAAAAAAGAAACATTTAACAGAATCAATTACTGAGGTAATACAATGGATAAACGAATCATAACAAAGTACGTAACAGACGTTATCGACCAAGCTCCCCATAATCGTGAGGAAGCCATTGAGGAAATAGCGAATGTATTGCACATTGCCTTTAATGGGAATGTAGAGCAAGCCAAATCATTAATTATTAACATACTACTGGAGATAGAAGAATGAGAATATTAGAAACAAAGGTATATACGTTTGAGGAACTTAGTGAGGAAGCTAAGGAAAGAGCCATTGAGAAGAATAGGCGTATCAATGTTGAGTATTGGGAATGGTATGATAATGTGTTTGATACGTTCAAAGAAAAATATTCAGACTTATTTGAGATAACCAATATTTACTTTAGTGGGTTTCATTGTCAAGGTGACGGTGCTATGTTTGAATATGGTGGAATTACCGAAAAGTTAATTGATGAGTTTATCGAGCAATTACCTATAACAGACCACAGAAAAAAAACACTTAAAGAAAACATTTACTTTAGTGGTAGTGGTAAACAGCACGGACATTATTACCACGAAAAATGTTGCTGGCATTCAATTAGCGTTGACTATAAAGACGTTTTATATCATGGCAAATATCCTAATTTTAATGAATTGGATGAACTACAATTAGACTTTGAAGCGTTTATTGAGGAACGGTACATTGACCTTGCTCAAGAGTTATATCAATCGTTAGAAGATGAATACGAATGGCATACTTCAGACGAATCTATTAAGGAACGTTTAATTGAGGGTGAATACGAATTTACTGAAAATGGAGAGCTAATATGAACGAATTACAAGAGTACAAACTACTTAATCAGATAACGCAAAAGAAATTAGCTGAGAAACTGGGTTTAACCGAATCCAAAGTTTCAAGGCTAATGAAGGTTAAAACGTCTCTTAAGGATATTTTGACGTATGCAGAATATGAGGAAATGATGAAGCGATTGAGCTAATAAATTTCTACTAACTTTAAATTTCTATGTAGGGCTATCAAATTTTTACGGTAGCCCTATTTTTTTGTCTTTGAATTTTTACGTACCCTTCAAATTTCCACGTACCCCTTCAAATCCTAAAAAAGCAAAAATCGGCTTTGCACATAAATCGCACATATACTGAAAATTGCACATATATTGTACATATAGTCTATTTAGACTTATTCTAAATTAGTAAATATTTAATATTCTCTTTTGAATATTGTTTAAAGTGTCGTATCTTACTAGTGAATTAAAAAACACAAACAAATAAGGAATAAAAGCAATGTTTGAACTATTAAGCGTCTTATTAATTATCTTTGGTTGGTCTGTTATCTTTTACGGATTGTTTATAAGTACTGAAAAAGATATAGACCGAAAAAGAGAACAATACAAAAGAATAGAAGAAAAAAAGCAACTATTAAACAAATAAGGAATAAATACTATGAACAATTCAACAGTTGCGCACAATTTTGCGCACAATTCACAAACGGGCAAAAACGGCTCTAACCTATTTTATGAGCATAACGCAGATGGAAGCCGAACTATTTATTCGTACGGGTATCATTTTGGAATAGCTCATATTCCAACGCCTGAAAGTAATACCGTATATTTTACTTTGGATAATTATTCCAATACCACAAACAAACACATCAACCATGTGAGACGGGCAATCAGTCACATGAATATAATTTATTGCCCTTTGGATATTACCCAATATTTTAAATATGGTAAGCCCACAAAAAAAGCTATTCAACGCTCTCTAGAATGGTTTGAACGTTCAATAAATGTAATGGCAAGCAAGCATATAAATGCCCGTAAATATAGCCATTTAGACAGTATTTATTATTACATAAAAATGCTCGAAACGTTTGCGAATGCTTTCAAATGCAAACACCTTTTAACGGGTAAAGCGAGGAAGGCTATTTATAACGGGTACAATATAGAGCAAATCGAAGCTTTATATTTTAGCCCGCAACAATTAGAAGCGCACAAACAAAGAAAAAGAGACGAAATAGAACGGCTAAAGAGAAACGAAGCCAAACGGATTAAAGCGTTTAAAGCGTTTGAATGTAACTATCTAAATACGAATTCAACCTATTTGCGTTTAAACGGTGAAACCATTGAAACGAGCAAGGGAATAAAATACACTAATTTAGATGAAGCAAAGGTTTTATTCAACATTGCCCAAACTTGTAAGCAAATGAACAAACCGTTTGAAAGACATTTAAGAATAATGCAATACACATTGAATAAGGTAACCGAAAACGGTACTATAAAAATAGGTTGTCATACGATACCATACACAGAAACCGAAACGATTGCAAAGGAATTGAAATGGATATAAAACAACAACGCAAGCATTTTGAGTTGACTCAAATAGAATTAGCTCAAATGATTCATAACGAATTAAAGGAAATGGAAAGCCAACGCAATTCGACCCAAAAGAGAATCAGCGACCTCGAAAGGCTAAACCCTATTCAGTTGAAAGACTCACTTTATAAAAGTGAATCGGACGCAATAAACAAAGTATTCAACACATTACAAAAAGGATAACCAATGGAAACAATGAAACGTATTTATCTAATGACAGAAAAAACAGTTTTAATATTTTGCCCGCTTTATTTTGGTTGGCATATATTGCGGTACTTGCTTGGGGGGTGATATTGTTGGGTGGTCTTTTTCATATATAGCCACCCAAAGCCACCCCAAAAACCGTAAACCCTTTACAGCCCCTTATCTTAATTGGTAAGGGGTATTTTTTTGTCTTATAATTACGATAGTTAACCTATCTCAATACAATAGCCATAGAGAGCCTATATTTTAGCTCTAAGGGCTTCAAACGTATAAAGCCATATAAGTACAAAGGGAATTTTTTGGATAGCTTAGGATTAAAATTTGGTAGGTTAGAATGCAAATGGGGGGATACGTGTTAAATTTGGTTAGGTGGGGGGCGGAATACCCTCCTATCCGCAAAAACTAAATTTCCACCAATACCTGTAAATTAGGGATTTTTACGTATACCCCTTGCTTTTTACTAAATTTTTACGTACATACTGTCAATAACTAACTAAATTCCAAATGCTATGTCTTGGCACAAGAAAGAGCCGATAGAATCGAGGGAGCAATTACAACAAGAGATTAGGACGGTCATTCAGTGCCTGCATGGTATTCCATCTATGTCTGATAAGCTCCCTAACTACATTTACAACCGTATAGAATCAATTATAGAGTATGTCAAAGAGAAAGGCTGGGACGACACAAGAAGTTAGTCCTCAAGATAAAGTGGCTATTTTGAAGGAGATTGAGGTGATGGGGAACGTGTCCAAAGTTGCCGAGAAATGGGGAGTGTCACGTCAAGTAATTTACAACTGGAAAAAGCAGCGGTCTAAGCTAGAGGACGAGATTAAGATACAGGAGCAAGCCAAGGACGTTGTAGCACGCTCACAATTCGACCCAGAGCTCCTAAAAGACCTTGAGCAGTACCGTAACACTCTTTCCTTTATTGGGACGCTAGAGCAACGAAAAGAGAAGCTATCGGCTAAGGTCGAGTACATGCTCATTAAGATTACTACGTTATTAGAGAATCACCCTGACCTAGACGAGATTCACCCGAAGGACTTGAGCAAGATTATGAAAGACCTTCACGATGTCCGTAAAGAGCTGAGTAATGAGCCGACCATTATCATTGAATATAAGAACAAGGTCAGGGAGCAAACGCTACAAGTGCTACAAGACTTCTTAGACCTAGACCAACTAAAAGAGTTTGCGAAGAGAATGGAGGCGATAGAGACCGATTATGAAGTCCTCTAAACCATTTATATGCACGTCCGAACGTCACGGGTACAAGCGCTGCAAACGTCAATGCAAACGGTGTCAGGAGTACTATGCCCAAAAACAAAATAAATGATTGGTCAGACCTATTAGTCAATATTGTGGGGCACGAACCCCCGCCCGATTCTTTAGACCTTAGAAACTCCTTTATAGAGAACTGTCTAGCCGACCAAGACGGGAACAAAGTGAGCCAAGCGGACATTCACTATACGATGCAGAAAGGGATTTATGACTGGGAACAACAAGCCCTGTCTAAGAACGCTCGCTTAAATGGGTTGATTAGAGCGCCCTATAACACAGGAAAGTCCCAACAAGTTCCCATTGGTTTATCAGCTTACTTGACCACGAGAAAACACGAGTTAGAAACGTTGATTGTGTCTGCAGACGGAGGGATTTCTACGAAGAGAATATTATCCCTAAGAGCCTTGTTTCAGAGTGATATGTACCGATACTGGTGCTCCGAGCACAACTTTAGCCCTGTTCAGTTTGACCGCACCGACACTGGTTCAACCCAGCGCATCATTGTTAAGAGCCGTAACCGTACTGGTAACCCTACGTATGAAGCGTATGCAGTTCTCACGCAAACCACAGGACAACGTGCTGGAGTCCTGATTCTTGATGATGTGTGCAACGATGAAGACCGTATATCCACCGCTCGTAGAGAAACCGTTTGGAACAAGGTATCGAACACATGGATTAAGCGAGTTCACGACAAAGGTATTGTGTTGAGTGTGTGTACGCCCTATCATCCTAATGACGCTAACAGCAGGCTCATGAAGTCTGGTATCTTTAACGTACTTCAAATATCCGTAAAAGAAGATAAGACAGGGTACAAAGTAGAGGAGTGGAACAATTTTGAGAAGCAAACCGTGTAACACCTGCCACATATCTAAGCCCTTAACCGATTACAATAAGGATAAGGGTAAAAAAGATGGTAGAATGAACATTTGCGTGGTCTGCCGTAAAAAGAATAGACAAGGAAATGCGTACCATCACAAGGTGCGTAGAGGCATCGTCTACTGTATTGAGTGCGAAGGCTTCTATAAGATTGGGGTAACGTCCAGCGGTCTTAAAGCTAGGGTATCAACGATTCAGACGGGTAATCCGTTCCCAGTAAACATACTATGGATAGCACGAACCAATGACGTAGGCAGGTATGAGCGTA